TGTATCTGTTGCTTCTTCGGATTTGAGATGCTTATCAGGGCAAACAACCTTAGCGCTCGCTATAAAAAAGCGGGTAAAGCGGTTGCATCTGTCACTGGTATTGATCCAAGTAATCCCCTTGTAAAAATGTTAGTAATTTTCACCACTCTTGGTGGATTGTTAGCACTAAGTCCTGCTCTTCTCATGAGTATACCATATGGTTCTTATCTATGGTCCAAGACGAATGATGCAGACAAGGAAGAAGAGAAAGTGTTGTTGTTGGACGACGGCACTTTGCCACCTCCCGTTAACCACGAGGAGGCTGGGTTTGATCTCAAACGAGCATCAGCCCAAACCAGAAATGACTCTGTTGCCTTTGAAGAACATCTTATAAAGGATGTTTTCAAGTCAGATGATGCTGCATGGAGCGCTGACCGAGCTAGAAGGGGTTTTTCCAAGGTAATTGAAAAACCCTACGCTAAGTTCGCTGAACCAGCAGATCTTCCAGGATTGGAACCCGCTTTTGTTGCATTTAGCAATGCAGGTTACGATACTGAGGAATCATGTGATTCCGCAACTGAGATTTATCCCGAGCTTAAAATGCAGAGTGATGGCAGTTTTGTTGCTTCAAAATTTCTCAATAGTGAAGAGGAATTGAATAAACTTGACGAGATTCTATCTGATTGTGAGGAAATGTTTTTACAAACCCACGTAGATAGCAAGCCAGAATCTAGGTTCATCGACAAAGTCCCGAGAGGGGCACAGTTAGATGCCCTCAGGCATGGGAAGGTTGAAGCCGTCCTTCGGGACTACTCCCTCAACACTGATAAAAATGTCATTTATTCATCCACCCCAGATTTCGACAATGTTGTCAAAAATTTGGAGGGTGATTGGCACAAAGTGTACCTTAATGGTAACAACTTTGCAGCTATCAGAAAACCTCAAAACATGCCCGGTATGGATTGGATGTTTTTGATTGATGACGTTACTAAAGCATTAGACGAGACTATGAGCGATGAAGATCGCCAGAAATTGAAAGATGCTAAGTTGGCTAAGGCCGCTGGTTCTAAACAAACCGGCAATTCCTCAGATCAACGACCCAACAGCCAGATGAAAGGCAAAGGTGGTGGTGGGAAAAAAGGAAATTATGACCGAAGTAAGCGTACTGCTAATTTCGATGATGATGAATCCCAGCATTACAGAAGAGATACAGGAGGTTTTGGAGGTCAAGCTGAAAGTAGGCGAGACCAATTCCACTCTTTTGAAGATGAAGTCGAACGTGGTATAACCACCGACAGCCTCTTGAAAAAGTGGGAGCTTGCCAAAACTAAGCTTGGATCCCTAACCTTTGATCCATCCCATTGGCTATCCCGGGTCCATATGGATAAGGAATATCATATTCCAGTTCCTAAGGACGCTTTTAACCAGATTACTTTGGCTAACCTTAACAGAGCTGTTAAACATCCCTTGTTTAACTTAATATCTGTTACTGACCAGAGGACTGTGGCTAATAGCATAGCCGGCAGTGTTAAATTGGCAAATAAAGCCGAAAGAGACGCTAAGGCTAAAGATCCTAAGAAGAAGGTTCCTTCTAAAGAACCTAAAAAGAAGCCATCTAAGGCTCCTGGGAAAAAACAGCCAAAGAAGGCTGTTAAGCTTGAACCCGTTTATAACAATGATTTAAACGTGATTCCCCCTCGAGTCTACCCCGAATCCCGTATTGTAGAAGGAGAACTCGTCACAAAGAGTGACCGTGCTTGTCTTATAGCTATTCACTCAGCTGTTGATGGGAGATTTATCTCTATGGGTTTTAGGTTTACGTCAGAATGTTATTTGACTACCATGCACACTTTTACTAATGTGCCTGGCATTAAAAACTTTGTTTTTGGTGGGGGTTATCCCAAGTCAGATGAATATGTTATGTCGTGCCTTAAAGACGGTGTAGTTAATGGTACCGATGAATATGTGACTTTTGACAGAAGTAACGTTGTTACTTCTGCTCCAATGTCTGCTGTTGATCTTGATTATACAGGATTGGCGATTATTCATGGAACAAAACACCCTAAAGGTGTTAGATGCGGAAAACTAGATGTGTCGGCGGAAATCCTTCCTGGAATCATCATGGTTGTGAACCCAATTAAACCTGGGTCTGACCTGAATGAAACCCCTGGCAACACAGTTGAGCATGGTCGAAGGTTATTTGCACATTTGTCCCCAACATTTTGTGACCGCGGGTCATCAGGCCTACCTATTAAAGGTATACTGAATGACAACGGTATTTGTGGGATGCATGTGGGGAGCGAGGCAGTTGTGAAAGGGGTTCGACAGAATCTTGCGATCGACTTAATGTCCGCTGCTTCTCGTGTAGAGGTTGAAAACCTCTTAGCGAGTATCCCTACAAAAAACTAATCGGCCCCCCCTCCCGTAGGGGGGGACCTCTCTTTGCTGGCAATCACGAGTTTGTCGGTGAAGAGATAGAAAATCCTGATTCTTATCAAGAACTGGGATATATAAAGGGCTATAGGATGCCTCAGAAGAACAGCGTGATATCGGATCTCGCGATTAGTGATGATTTTTCTTCATTTCATACTGATTATTATTCGATAGCAAAACCTGGCGATATTGCCGAGGTACATGCTGAGATGGCACACTATAATGTTAATCATCTTATAGACAATCACGAAAGAATTTATGACCAATACGGTCGTAGAGCAATCTTTGATGTCTGTAGAGTGCTTGGCGAAGGAATGGATTTAGATAATGTTCGTAGTAACTTACGCCCCTCTCTCTTTGCGATGATTCATGATATGAATCACAAAGGAGCGACTGGGTTTGGTGAAAAAACACATAATAAAGGTAGATTCTTGACTGAGAACTTTGAAAAGTTTTATCAGTGTTTTAGATACCCTATTACCTGTTTATCCACCCACCTACCCATTTGGACTGTTGTTCAGAAGGGAGATGAAGTTAGGGTTGCTTCCAAGCATCCGCGCACTTACCAATTTCCTCCAGTTCAGACACATGTTGCCATGTCAGTTTCCCATTATGGATTTGACACGGAACTAAAAGCGAAGAAGTTTATTCTTCCTTTTGCTTTGGGCTATTCCCCTGAGTATGATATCGATCAGTTAATGAATCGATTTCTTCTTGATGGGCATGATCCTATTGCGATGTTTAACTGGGATGGGACCAAATTTGATAGGTCTCTTCCCGAGTTCATCATCAGATCTTGTTATATTGTCCGAAAGGCGATATATAAAGCTTGTGGTGCTGACTCACAATTATTAGCTCTTTTAGACATGGTCGCCAGTTCCTTGGCCTGCCGTGTCCATATTTTGCCAGATGGCAAGATAATACTCGTTCGGAATGGTAATCCGTCCGGCGCCCCGGCTACGTCTACTAATAATAGTCTAGCCCAAATCTTGATGTGGTCAATTATGCTCATGATCTATAAGGAAGAGCGACCTGAATGTAACCTCGT